GTCACCCAGCGCCTCCTTGGCTTCGTTGATGACGGCCCGCATCCCATCCAGCCCGATGTCGCCCACCACCAGCCACTTCACCTGGGCGATCACGCCCGCGATTCGCTTGTTCGCTCGGTGCCGGGCGCCCCACGCCTCGCGCAGCCGCACGGCCCGCTCCTCGGCGGGGCTATTGGGCGCGCCGCCACGCTTGGCCAGCGGGGCCAAGATGGCGAACTGCCGGTTCCCGCGGACATTGCCGCCCTTGCGCCAGATCTCGGGGTACTCGCGCTTCAGGGTCTCGGCCTCGCCTACGGGAAAGCGCCCCCACTGGCTGTTGCGCAGGCTGACGGCCTTGTTGTCGCCCTTGGCGGGGAAGTCCGTCGCCGGGTCGGCGCGGTCCTCCTCCCCGTCGTCCAGCTCGTCGTCGTCCTCGTCGTCCTCGTCCTCCAGCTCCTCCTCGTCTGTCTCGCCCTGCAATGCCGGGGGCGGGCCGTCCTGCGCGGGGGCCTGCTCCATGACCGCCCGGGGGTCGATGACGGCCACCGCGGCGGGGGTCAGCGTGGCCCCGGCGGTCACCAGAATCGTGTCGGTGGGCTCAGGGATCGGGGACAGCCGCAGCGCCCGCCGCGACTCCTCCCACGTCCTGAGCCCGTCGCGGAACTCGGCCCGCACTCGGGTGCTCGTGGCGCTGTCGTCCTCCACCAGCTCGCGCAGCAGGTCATGGTCGTAGGTGATCCAGACGTCCCCGAACTCGGGGGCCAGCCAGTGGTTCAGCTCGTCCTCGATGGCCGCCAGCATGGGCTCGATGGTATGCTGCACCAGCCGCGCCCGCGCCTCGATGTATTGCGCGCCCGACAGCCCCGCGTCCGACGTGGCCGACGCTATCCCGATCATGCGCGGGTCCACCCCGAAGGCGGCGCAGATGTCCTCGCGGGACACCCGGCGCAGGTCGGGAAACTCCAGGTCGGATAGCGTGAACCCTAGAGGCTTGATGTCGCGCACGGCCCCGAAGAAGGCGGGGGTGCCCCGCTTGCCGCGATCCACCACCCGGGCGCTGTACCGCTGCTGCATGGCGGTGGCGTCATCCTGCGTGGCCTCGTCGGCCAGCAGCACGGCAAAGGTCGGGGTGCCGTCGTTGGTCACCACCTGGCGCACGTACTTCGTCGCTTCGTTGTCCGCCGCGATCGACGCCAGCGCCGTGGCGCCCCGGGGGAACCCGAAGGCGTCGGGCGTGAAGGGGCGGGGCATCTCCAGGTCGCGCACATGGATGATGTCCGCCACGTCCCGTTGCACGATGATGCCCGACCAGTTGGCGTAGTCGTACCGCCGCGGGTCGCCGTCCGCATCTACCCACACCGACTGAAGCGACTCGGGGTTGATCGCCCCCAGCCGACGCGGCAGGCCCTGCCCGCTCGGGCCGCGGTCCATCTCCAGCATGGCGTTCCCGTAGCCGAGAAAGTCCACCGCCAGGCGGGCGCGCATGGTCCGGGCCGTAAACCGCGGCCCGGGGTAGTCCAGCAGCCGCTGGAGCGGGTGCGACTCGGGCACGCGGCTCTCGTAGTCGCCCCGGGCGCGCAACACGACCAGCGGCACGGACGCCACCACGTCGGCGATGACCCGCATACAGGCATGGACCACCGGATGCTTGCTGAAGCCCTCGACGCGGATCGACGCGCCCTCGGGCTTGTACTCCTGGGGATTGGCCGTGCGCACGAGCGACATCTGGGGCGTCCCGCTGGCCAGCCCGTTGGGCGGCTGCCCGCTGCTTCCGGCGATGGCCGGGAAGTTGGGGTACACCAGCGGGATCACGGCGCGGCTTGCGTCGGGCGCGGTGATGTCCCCGCGCAGCGCCTTCAGGGCGAGCCCCACGCGCTCGCGCAGGGTCGGGACGGCCACAGGGGCCGGGGCGTCAGCCATGGTCCGAACGCTAGGCACAGCGTCTGCCATGCGCCACCCGTCTAGTTGACTAGACCACGAACGCTTCGACCTGCTTGAGCATCAAGCTCGACAGCGCCCAGACCAGCGCGTCCACGCGGTCGGGGCTGCCGTCCATGGCGTCGGGGCGGAAGCTGCTCATCTGCTGCTCTAGGATCGGGAGCTGCCCGACGTGGAACACTCGCCCTTCCTGGTACAGCGCATAGACCGGCTCGGCCCGGGCCAGCTTGCCCTTGGTGGCCCGGACGTCCACGATGCGGACGCCGTGCGCCTTGTCGCCCTGCGCCGCCAGCACCGACCGCACCATGTCCCCGCCCTGGTTGACCTCGGCCACGATGCTCGCGCCCCACCGGCGGGCGGCGTCAATGGCCACGGCGCCCCACTGCGCGGGGCTATAGCGCCCGCTCAAGTCCTCCAGCACGTAGCCGCGGCGGTCGCGGCCCAGCCCCACGACCACGATGCCCGTTTCGTTGCTGGCCGTGTTGGCCGTGACGGCGGGGTCCACCCCGACCAGAACCCTGGCGAAGCTGTCGGGCGGCTGCTCCACCCGCGCCCGCACAATGTCGGCGCCCGTCCATAGCAGCCCTTCGGTGGCGTGGGTCCACTCGCCCAGAAAGACATGGGCAAACCGGGCGGGGTTGGTCTCGCGCAGCCGCTCGGCCTGCTCGATGAAGCTGGGGCTGAGGTTGTGGGCGTTCTGCTCGTAGGTGGTGTGAACGTACAGCGTATCAGCCCGGGGCTGGGCCACGAACCGCTCGTAGAGGAAATGGGCGCGGGCGGCAGGGTTGAGCACCAGAATCACCCGGTTGGGGCGTCCCACCTGGCGGATGCTATAGTCGATCGTGTCGAAGCTCTTGGCGTCGACCAGCTCCTCGGCCTCGTCCAACACCCAGGTGGTGACGCCCTGTATCGACTTGAGCCGCGCCGATTGATTGCCGCTGCTGGTCTTGATGCCGCGGAACAGGATAGCCGAGCCGGTGCGCTTGTTGCGGATCGTGTCGCGGGTCACGTCGAAGTCGTCGGCCAGCCCCAGTAGCTCGATCTTGTCCACGAACTCGGGGATGATGGAGATGGACGCCGCGACCATGGTCCACCGGGTGAACAGGATGACGTGCCCCGGCTCGTAGGTCAGGTTCAGCAGGAACAGCGCAATGTGAAAGCTCTTGCCGCTGCCGCGCCCGCCCGTCAGGAAGGCATAGCGCCACGACGGGGCGGGGTTGAATAGCGGCTGATAGGCACTCAGCAGCTCCAGCGGGCGGGGCTCACCCGGCGGGCTGGTCATCCATATAGATGGTGAGGATGTGGTCAGTCGCGGGCCGTGCCCAGCTCCACCGCAGACCACGCGCCTTGAGCCACGCCTCGATACGCTCGCGGCTGTACACGTTGCAGTAGGTGCCGTGGGCGAGCGTGCGGTCGATGACCACCGAATCTTGGTCGCCCTCCCCGAGCTGGAAGAACACCACGATGACGGCGCGGCGGGCGTGGGCCAGCAGCGTCTCTAGGGCGTTGTGATACCCCGGGAGATGCTCCAGCACATGGCGGCAGTATGCCACGTCGGCCTGCCCGTAGTGGTCCACGCTGGCGATGCTGCCGAGCGCGACCTGCGCCCCGAGCCCCTGCCCGTAGGCGACCAGCTCGGGGGTGAGCTCCACGGCCCGGTAGCCGATCCACGGGTGGGCGCGCCAATAGGTCTGGAAGTCAAGGAAGGTGCCGGGGCCGAACTCCAGCACGGTCTTGGCCCCGAGCGTCTCCACTTGCTGGAACACGGCCCGGCGGCTGTGCGGGTCTGACTGTTCCAGCCAGCCCGCGAAGGTGCTGCCGGTAATGCCGTGCGCCTGGATGTGGTGGGACCACCAGACTTCGTGGGGCGGGCGGGTGGCGCTGGTCGGCTCGGTCACTTGGGCGGCTCCACGTGGGGGACGGTGATCCAGCTAATAGGCGGGGTGGCGATGGGCTTGTCCCCGCTGGTGACATCGGTGCGCTGCACGGCCTTGCCGAAGGCGCGGTCGAGCAGGGCTTCGGCGGCGCGGACGTCCCCCTTGGTGGCCTTGGCACGCAGGGCGCGGATGGTCTGCTCTAGGGCCGTCATGCCGCCTTCTTCTTCGGACAGCACGCGGGCGAGGGCCTCGCGCAGGTCCGGGAGCTTGGGCGGTCCCTTCATATTGCGGCGCGGATCGTGCCCCGGCTTGAAAGGCTTCAGGTTGGCTAGGCTCGCGGCCGGTCGCTTTTTCTTAGTCACAGGTTCCCCACAGCTAGAACGGGCGGATGGTCGGGATGCCGATGCCCACGATCCGCGGCATGGGCGGGACGGGCGGCACCTCGGGCGGGTGGCTGGGCGGCACGTCCCACGGAATCGGGCCGACCGGCTTGTCCTGCCACGCCCGCTGGTCGCGGTAGGCCAGCACGTCGGCGGTGTCGAGGTGCAGAACGATGCGCTGGGCGTGGGGCGGGCTCACGACGATGGTGCGGAACACCGGGGGGACGGCTTCGCACAGCTTGTGGACGGCTTGGCGTGAGACCCCGATGAGCGCGGCGGCTTCCGGGATGGTCAGCCAGGCGGGGCGGCTGGGCAGCGGGGTCGGGGTCATAGTGTGAAAACTAGTGGGCTAGCCGTGCCGGTAGGTATCGCGGACGATAGCCCACGCCTCCTCGGCGCTGCGGGCGATCTCCACGCGCCAGCCGCAGGCGGTGAGCTGCTGGTGCCACGCGAGCTGTTCGGGGGTGGGCTTGGTGCGCTTGTCCGGGCGCTTGAACTCGATGGCGAGCCCGACGCACGGGGTGCCGTGGGGCATATGCCCGGGGCGGAAGCACAGCCAGTCGGGCACGCCCCGGCTGACGCCTTCTGCCTTGAGGATGGATGCCTCCACGATGCCACGGCGCCCGCCGTTGGGGACAGCGCAGGCGGGCCAGTCGCGGGTGCGAGGGTCGAGCCGCCAGCGGGCGACGAACGCGCGCTGCACTTCGGATTCGGGGTGGCGCGGCTTGCGTGGGGCGGTGGCGGGGGCGGTCATACCCACGTTTCCGGGCTCCGGCTGGCGATTTCGCAGCACAGGTCGGACAGCCGCTCGGCCAGCGGCAGGGCCAGCGGGATGGACCGGCGCCCGTCGCGGCGGGCGGCGCCGACCTCAGCGGCCAGCCATGCGGCAGCTTGCACCACCTGCGCGTGGGTCAGGCGCTCGGGAAGGGCGGGGGTGTGGGGGCGGCTCATGCTGCCGTTTCCTTGTTGGTTCGCGATCTTCTCATCCACTCTCGCTTTTTCTCTTTTTGCCGTGCTACCCATTCCTTGTCCTGGCGCTTTTTTTGATACCAAAACCGTTTAGCATACTTCTGGTTCTCTTTGTATGCCGGGTCGCTTCGTTGCTGTGCGGAGTATGCCATTCTGCACGCCGCACAAAACCGCATAGCTCTAGCTTTGCCTTCGATTACAACGCGCCTTGTAGTATAGCCGCCGCCACATTTCGGACACGCCATTTTTTTGACGTGCCGTTCGCAATAGCCTTTTATGCCATCGTTTGCGTTATGCCATAGCTTGTGTTCGGATGCGGTCATGGGGGCACAATGCGCGGGATTTACGCAACATGGGTTCTTGCACATGTGATGCAGGTGCTGTGCGCGGCTTAAAGCATTACCGGCTGCCGCAAAAAACACCCGATGCGCCGCCCTTTGCCTTGGCTTCTGTTGTAGGCCTTGTTTAATCCAAACAATGCCATATCCGCGTGTCGTGCGAGACGCCATCCATTCCCAGCAAAAAGTAACCGGATTGACGCGTACTGACGGGTGGGAAGCATCAAACACCGTGCCGCTCACGCGCCCCCCTGGCGGATGCGGTCGATGAGCTCGGGCACGGTCACCTGCCGCAGCACGGCCAGCCGCTGGGCATCCGTGGCAATGCGGCGGCGCTGGTAGTACGCCTCGCGCTCCTGCATGGCCTGCACGACGGCGGTCAGGTCATGCACCTGGCGGGCAAGGATGGCGAGCACCTCGGGCACGTCCTCGGCGGCGAACGGGCCGAACGTGTCGGGCTGGGCAGGCAGCTCGGGGTGCTCAGTCATGGCGAGGGCGGGTCAGACGGCGGCGAATGGCGTCGGCGGTCTCGATCAGCAGCCAGTACGCTTCGTGCAGGCAGACCGCGGCGCCGACAAGGGCGAGGGTGCCGACCAGCCACCAGAGCTGCTGGGCGAGGGTGATGGACACGGGCTCGGTCATGGGGTCTTGCGGGTGTGGGGGCTTCGGCGCACGCGGATGTCATATGCGCGCAGCCAGCGGCTGACGGTCTTGGTGCAGCGGCCCAGCGCGTCGGCGATCTGCGGCAAGGTGTAGCCTTGCGCGGCGAGCGTGGCGATGCGGGCCAGCTCGGCCTGCGAGAACGGTTTACGGTTCATCTCGGTGGCCTTGGGCAGCTCGGCCACGGGCTGCGGGATGGCGGGCACCTTGACCCGCTGGGCGGCGTCCAAACGCCAGGCGCTGTGCCGCTGGACGGCGAGAAAGACGTGACGGTCGTGGTCGTGACGGCTGGCCGCGGCCATCGCGGCCCACTCCTCCCGCGTCATCGGCTCGGGCAGCCCGCCCGCCTCGGCCTCCTCGCGCGTGAGGCGGCGGCGGTTAGCGCCCGTGCCGGTGGGGATGCGGTCACCGGAGCGGATCATGCGTCCTCCGCCGTGTTGTTAGAAGCAGACGAAATCGGCAGCTTGCCGCATAACGTTAGCAAGTTGCCACCGGCACACTCAAACTGAAATTCTATTGAGTTGCCATGCGCCCTAGGCGAAGGGTCGATCCACCTCACAATGTACGGGCACACCTTGCATTGCTTGTAACTGTGCCGGACGCTGTCACCGGAGCGGATCATAGCGCCACCTGCTCGCGTGTGAGCGTGTAGCCGTCAATCTGTGCCACCCACGTTTCGGCTTGGGTAGCGGACGCGATTTCGCACATCGTCCCGAGGCGATTAAAAGGAAAGACCCCGGTTTGCTTGCTCATCCAGTCGTCGTTTGCCCACACATCATCTAGTGCGCTGCGGTAGCTCACCACACTCATCCCGATCACCCTCCCTTGCGGGTCGCGCACGACGTAGGCTTCGATCACAGGTCCACCTGCTCGCGCTTGATGGTGTAGCCGTCATGCTCTGCCTCAATCGCAACGCGCCCCCAGCCCGAGTTTTCGTTTTCGCACCCTCTCTTGAGGGGCCCGAACGCCGCCGCTGGCAGCCTGCCCCCAAAAAAAGCACCGACAAGCGCGGTGTTGTAGCTAGAAACACTCTTCCCGATCACGCGCCCTTGCGGGTCACGCACGATGTAGGCCTCGGTCATTGCCACCCCCACCGGATGTCCGGGTGCTGGGCATGGGCCACCAGCGCCTGCTCGCCGTAGGCCTTGATCTCCTCGGGCATTGCGTAGTAGTCGAAGCCGCACGCCACCCACGACCACAGGTAGGCGGCGAGGTCGAGGGCCACGGCCAGCCCGTAGGATTGCCGCCACACCCGGCGACGGCGGCGCACGAAGTCCAGGACATGCACCAGCTCGTGCCCCAGCAGGATGTCGCTCGTCTCGGTCATCGGCTTGCGCAGGTAAACCGTGGTGCCGATGGCGGTCCCGTCCGTGTGCAGCAGCCGGGGCAGCCAATGCTCGGGGCGCAACGTGACGGTGACCGGCTCGCCGTCGAACCGGGCGCGGATGGTGTAGCGGATCATGCGTCACCGTCCAAGGCGCGAAGGGTGGGGCAGGGGTAAAAATCCCAGTCGCTGGAATCGCTGGAATGGCAAACCACGCAATGCGCGCCCTCAAGCGTCGGTCGGTGCAACGCCCGCACCCGCTCAATGGCGGCGCGAAGCATGTTGATCCCCCGCCCCATGTTGAGGCGTATGCTGCGCAATTCATCGTTCTCCATTCGCAGCCAAACGATCTCCGCCAGCAGCACCGCCTCCCACCCGCTCTCCAGCGTGGAGCTGGGGTGCTTCCGCAGCCACTCCTCCACGCGGGCGACTTTGTCGCCGTACCCGCCGCGGTGCGAGCCTTGGAAGGCGCCGTCCGCCTTGGCGTCGGTGGCACGGTCTGCCGGGTCGCCCGGCTTGATGTCAGCGGTCACGGCTCGCCTCCACCGCCCGCATCACCGCCTCGGCGCGGCGCCGGTCGTACTCGATCTGGGCGGCGCGGGCCTCGCGCACGCGGCGCGCCCACGCCATCGCCAGGTAAAAGGCGATCCCGCCCAGCCCGATCAGGACCAGCGGCACCGCGTCAGGGTGTAGTCGCATCGTCCGTGCTCTCCCGTGAAGGTTGGTCCTGCTTGGCGTCCAGCAGGGCGGTGACGATGGCGAGCGCCACCACCCCAGCCCAGATCACCAAAATCAGCGCCAGCGTGGCGATCGCCCGCCAGGCTACGTCCCACGTCATGCCCGACGTCATGCGCCGGTCACCCGGTAACGGAACACCCGCCGGGGCGGGCCTTGCATCCGCTGGTACGGCACGCGCGCCGCGCGCGCCTCCTGCTTGGCGAAGTAAATGCGCGCCCGGACGTCCTCGTCCGTCTCCATCTCGCGTTCGACTATGCCCGCGGCCAGCATCTCTAAGAGTTGCTTTGAGACGTGGGCGGGGCTCATGTCAAGCCAGACGGCAAGCTGGGCGGCAGTGCACCACCGGTCGCCCATGCGGGCTACGATGTCGGCTTTGGTGTCGTCCGTTGACCGCCGGGGGATGATCTTGCTCAGGCTCACTAGGCGCTCCTGCGGTGAATGACGCCCCGGGCGTCCCGCACGATGACCGGCTCCTTGATCGCGGCGTCTCCCCACCCCAGCAGGTGGTACAGGATTCTGGTGTGGGTGCGGTGCTCGGCCATGGTCCACTGCTCGTAGGGCTTGCCCCACTCGCGCTCCAGCCGCACGCGGGTGAAGTCAAACGGGTTCTTGGGGGTCCAGCCGCCCGGGGGCTCCTCGGCTACCATCTTGGCCTGCATCGGCCCGTTGCCGCGCAAGCCATACCGCTTGGTGTCCCGCAGCCGGTGGCACTCCAGGCACCGCCAGCAGCCGGTCAGCGGGCGGTTGGGGCGGTCGCGCACGTAGTACGCCAGCCGGTCGGGCGGGTGGTTGTGCAGGCAGATCGGTTGCGACCGGCGCAGCGCCAGATACCGCCCGTCCGCGTCCAGGCGTGGCCGCGGCACCCAATCCGGCGCAGTGGTCAGGCTATAGCGGACGGTCGGCATGGTCAGCGCCCGCCGAACACGTCCGCGCAGGCGACCGCGCCCGCGTCGGTCAGGCCGTACAGGGCCAGCGTGCCGCGCCCGCTGCGGCGCGGCTTGTGGATCTGCACCACGAGCCCGCGGTGGCGGAGCTGCGCGAGGTTGGCGCTGGTCGACTCGGTGGTGGCGTTCAGGATTTCGGCCAGCTCGCCGCACGAGATGAACGGGCAATCGGGGCGGCTGGCGTCCTGCGCCGTAATCCAGAGCTGCCGGGCAAGCCGCCCCATCTTGGTGAACGGGTGCGGCACGAACTGCCGCGTGCGCGAGGCCGCGGTGGCGGCGGCGGGCTCGGTCACGGTCTCGGGGATGGTTTCGAGGTCGGTCATGGTCAGCGGACGCGGAGGGATTGGGTGGTGATGAGCGTGGCGCCGTCGATAGTCTCGCCACGCTTGAGGGCGTCCCGGATGGCGGTCTTATCCGGCTCGCGCTGCTCGGGGATGGTGCGCACGTACTGCGGGGGCAGGGCGTCCGCGCCCACGGTCAGGGTGACACTGGGCGGGTTGTTCTGCACCGCCAGGGTGAACAGGTCGCCCGACACCTTGGGGCGCTCCATGCGCTGGAGCGCCAGCAGGCCGTACTGCTTGAGCTTGGCGGTGCGGGCGATCACGGCCCGGCGGCGGGCGGTCAGGCGGGTGATCTCCGCGGCCAGCGCCTCGTCCTGCGCCTCCAGCCCGCGCAGGTAGCCGCCGAAGGCGTCGGCCTTGGTGGCCAGCTTGCCCGCCAGCTCGGTGGCCAACGCCTCGGCCTCGTCAGTCCACTCGCCGTCGTCCATGGCCAGCAGGTCGTCCAGCGCCACGGCCTCCTCGGCCAAGTCGTACAGGTGCAGGGCGGTCATCAGCGGGTCTCCGGGGTGTGGTCGGTGGTGGTCAGGGAGGCGGGGGGGTGGCTGCCGGGGCGGACGGCCACCCACACCTGCTGGCGGTCGCGGATGCCGGCAGGGGCCACGAGCCCCATGCGGGTCAGCTCGGTGCGGCGCTTGCGGGCGGTGGACGGGCGCAGGTCGTCAAACGCCTGGGCGTTGTCCAGCTCGTCGTCGGTCAGGCCGCGGGAGCCCACGGCGACGAGGTAGGTCAGCACCCGGGCCTGCGTGGCGCTCAGGCGCTGGCCCACGCGGGCGGCGGCGGCGTGGCTGGTGGCCGGATCGTCCCGGCGCACCAGCGAGCGGACCGCGGTGGTGATGCAGTCGACGGGGCGCATCAGAACGGCAAGCTCCCGCCAAGGGTGTCGATGTCGCCTTCGTGTGCGTGCAGCCCGCTGCCGTCCGCGGCTTGACGAGACGCCTGAATAGCGTCGATGGCGGCAAGGATAAACCCGTTCCCCTTATCCTGCGCCCACGCGCGCAGCTTGTCCAACCGGTCGTCCTCCATATCGGCAAGCAACTGTCCTTTGAGCTCTACCGTATTCGCCTTGGCGAGGCTCATGCCCTCGGGCGGCGGGGTGGTCGGCACCCGGTCGTGCAGCCGCTGGCCCGGGGCAGGCGCGGCGGGCGCGGGCTTCGCCTGGGGCTTGGCGGGCGGGGCCTTGGCCGCGGCGTTGCCGTCGTCGTCCTCGTCCGTGGACAGCGCCAGCAGGGCCGAGATGCCATAGCGGCGACCGTAGGACAGCGCCGAGCCGAGCCCGTGGGCGTCCCCCTTGGCCACCGGCACCGGCACCACGGACGCCAGCCACTCGCCCGAAGTATGCAGCAAGCGGGTCTCGAGCATGATGCCCACCAGCCGCCCGCCCTCGCCCGTCTCGGGGTGGACCACGCCCTGCACCACGGCCAGCCCGTGCGCGGCCAGCGCGGGGCGTACCGTCTCCATGATGCCGTCCAGCGTGGCGTAGCGGCTGCGGAAGGCGGGGTTCTTGCCGTCCTTGGCGATGGGCTTCAGGCCCGCCTGCGCGGCCACCAGCGCAGCGCACAGGGTCGCGGTCGTCTCGGAGCTGGTCACGGCTGGGCCTCGCGGGTCTCGGGGCGGCGCCGCGCCAGCTCCAGCACCGGGGTGTGGAAGGAGCCGTGCTCGCGGGCGTATGCGGCACGCTCGACGTCGGCGCGGGCACAGCCCCACAGCTCGGGGCGCTCGGACCAGTCGAGCGTATCGCGGCGGGACCACTCGGTGGGGATATACCCGATCATCCGGTGGGCCGTGTCCACGGCGTGCCGCGCCGCCTCCAGCGCCGTGATGGCGGCGTACAGCTCATCGTAGGCGGCAGTAATGATGGCGTGGACGGGCTCGCGCTCCTCCAGGGCGATGCGGTAGTCGCCGGTCACCTGCTGGGCGGTCGGGCGGCGCACGGCGAGGATGCGGGCGGCAGTCATTGCCAGGGCGATGCCGCGGGCCATGTCCTCCCGGGCGCCGCGGATGTCCTCGCTCCACCGCAGCATGGTGCGCCCGGCGAGCGGGCCGTGCGTGGCCTCGCTAGGGATGGTGTGGCCGGTCATGCCCAGCCCCCGGCGGCGGTGGTGGCCTCGTAGGCCTCGCGGCTGTCCTCGGCGCGGCGGTACGCCAGCTCGTCGGCGATGGCGCGGCGCTCGGCCTTGAGCTGGTCCAACGTGGCGGGGAAGTAGACGCCCGCCGCGTTGATCTCGTGGGTCAGGAAGGCCACGCGCTGAAGCAGCGTGTTGCTGTGGGCGCGTGTGATCTCGTGCTTGGTCATGGTGCGTCTCCCGTGGTGGTGGTGCGTGGCGCCCGACAGGCGGGCCGAGCGCCGTCCCTAGTATTGCACTAACTCTAGAAAAGCGCAATAGGCAATGTAGCGTCAGTCGCTGCTGTCGATGTGGACCACCAGCCCGCAGACCTGGCAGGTCCAATCGGTGATGCAGCGGCCCAGCTTGTGTTCGGACCACAGCCCCACCGGACGGTGGGACGGCCAGCCATGGTGGACGCCGTCCTTGCACGCGGGCATGGGGGTCGTGGCGAAGTTGGCGGTCCAGCGGCGTCCGACGTTCGGCTTGTCGGTCACGCGTCCTCCGTGCAAAACAGACGGCGAAACTCGGCAGCCTGCACATCCCCTGCCGCATCCCTTGCCGCATCCCCTGCCGCATTCCCTGCCGCAGCCCATGCCGCAGCCCATGCCGCAGCCCCTGCCGCAGCCCCTGCCGCATCCCTTGCCGCATCCCTTGCCGCATCCCCTGCCGCATTCCCTGCCGCAGCCCATGCCGCAGCCCATGCCGCATCCCCTGCCGCAGCCCCTGCCGCATCCCTTGCCGCATCCCTTGCCGCATCCCCTGCCGCATTCCCTGCCGCATTCCCTGCCGCAGCCCATGCCGCAGCCCATGCCGCAGCGCGTGCCGCAGCCCGTGCCGCAGCCAACTCGGCATCCGTGGTCAGCCCGTCCGCGTGCCGCTCGGCCACGTCTAGCGCGCGCAGGCTGCGCGGGTCCGTCATCAGGTGTTGGACCTGCCGCGCACACCACACGGCATAAAGTCGGATGGCGCGGTCGTGTCCCGTGACGCACCGCAGCGCCCACAGCGCGTCATCCAACCCGTTGCTGTCCAAGATCGTGGCGAGCGTCACCGGCTCGTCGTCCGGGCCGGTCTTGCCGAGATGGGCCAGCAGCTTCTGCCATCCGTCGTCGCACGGATCGTGGGCGCGTATGGCGTTCAAAGTCGTCGTCAGCATCATCGGTCAGCCCTCCAGCCCGGCGGTGCAGTCCTCGTGCCCGTTGCCAGCCCAGCACCAACAGCCCGCGTACCCGATGTCCCAGGCGGCACCGCCGGACACCGTGATGGCCGAGCCGTCCGGAAACACCGCGCGCCACGAATTGCAGCCGGTGTTGGGCTGGCACTCAATGCGCCCGTCGTGCAGGTCGATGAGGTCGTCCATGATCACCCCGTCGCTGGTGATCCAGCGCTGGCCGTCGTTGTCCAGCGCCGCGGCGATCAGCTCGGCGGCGGTGGGGGTCACCGTGTGCGTGGGGCGGGCCATGGCTCAGCCCTCCCCGCGAAGGGCCGTGTACACGTCGGCGGCGATCTCGGCGAAGGTGCCGTCCCCGAGCACGGCGTCCAGCGCCCGATCCAGCGGGATGCCCATCTTCACCATGTTGGCAATGGCGAACGACACCACGGCGAACTTGTCGGCCTGCGTCTTGGGCTGCGCGATCTGCATGAGCTGCGCGGTCAGTGCGGTCATCGTCATATCTCCCGTGGCGTTTCGTCTCGGCTGGTGGCGTCCAGCGTCTCGACACTAGGGAATATAGCCCGTGGGCTAGTCTTGTCAATAGGTCCACAAAAGAAAGTCTCGGGAACTTTAGGGCGCACCCCCCCATACCCGGTCATCCGTAGTGGGGATGATAGGGTGGGGCCGTTGCTTGCCAGACTGACCAGCAGTGGGGCCGAGTGCGGGACACGCGGGGTGGTCGTGTCCCCCCTTCCTCGGGGTGCCGTGCGAGATGCCTCGCCAGGAGCTGCTGTGCCTCGCTGCCTAGACGTCCCCGTCTAGGGTGACCGCAATGCGCAGGGGGATGACCGGCCGGGTCGCAGGGCGGCGTTGCCCGGATTTTGTGCTACGCTGCGCACGTCATTGGCTCAGGATTGATCGTGGGGCGTCTGGTCGCCCCACCGCGGGAGAGCCGCACTAGGCCCGCTGTGGCTGTCGCAATAGTGTCGGCCCACCCCCGGAAACACAGAGCCCCCGGCTCGTCGGTGTCCGACCCGCCCCGCTAGAGCGAGGCGGCACCGAGAGCGCGGGGGCTGTCCCTGCGTATGGCTGCCCGATGGTCGGAACACCGAGCGACATCAATACTCACCCTCGCGCGCCATCCGTCAAGGGGGAAACACAAAACCCCCCGGAATGAGCCGGGGGGCTTGTGCTGCGACGGGTTGCCCCGCGCATCGCCATGCTGACTCGCCACGGGAGTAACGGCCAGCTTCGACTATTCTACCGCACAAGCAGCCCAAATGCCACCCCGCCCGCCGCGGCTAGGCCGTGCGTCACGGCCTGCTCCCGCCGCGTGGGGATGCGCCTACGGTGGATCGCCAGCTCCTCCTCGGCCAGCTCGGCCCGCCGCGTGGTCAGCGCCACCCGCTGCTCGCAGGTCAGGACCGTGGCGCGGCACGCCTGGACCGTGCTGTCGGCCACCCGCACCACGCGCTCGACCGTGATGGTGTCGTGCTTCCAGCGGTCCACCGTCTCGCGCAGCGTGTCCCACCGGGTGACCAGCCGCCTAAGCCGCACCGTGTCGCGCCGGTACACCGTGTCCAGCACCGCCAGCGTCTCGACCACCGCCGCGCGCTCAACGGCCAGCCCTTCGGCCCTGCCGTCCCGCCGCCCCAGCTCCCACGCCCCCGCCACCAACGCCGCCGCCGCGCCGAGCGCTAGCAGCACCAGCCGCGCCTGACTCATGCGCGCCTCATGTGTAGTCGTGCCGATAGAAATTGGGGATCAGCGTCGGGTCACGCTTGCGCCCCGGCGAGATCATGGCATGGGTCAACACCCCTTCAATGCTCGGGTAGCGTGCCCGCCAATCCTCGATCAGCCAGCGGGCCGCGTCCACCTGGGCATCGGTCAGCCGCTCCAGCCCGTCGTGCCGGTTGCCGAAGGCCAGGCTGAGGGTGTGCCGGTTGAGCCCCACCACCCCGCCGTATTCGCTGGCCCCGCAGGACCACGCCGCCCGGCTGTCCACCACGAACCGCGTGACCTTGCCGTCCCGGTGGACCAGCGCGTGGTAGCTGACCTTCGACGCCGCCGACAGCAGCCACGAAACCGTCGACGACTCCCGCGGGGACACGTCGGCATGAAGCACGATCCACCGCACCGCCGCGCCGCGCCGCTCGCTGTGGTGCGTCGAGCGCGCCCACACAATCGGCGGCGCCGCTCGCGTCCCGAGCTGGTCGACCTGCGCAGGCCCCGGGCTCAGTCCCACGTGACGTCCCGGTCATCCGGTCCCCGCTCGTCCTGGTCCATGCCGGCAAACGGCGGGCTGGTGGCCGCGCCCAGCGCACCCATGGCCTTGGGCAGCGCCGGGGCCAGCAGGCGGGCGCGGTCAATCGGCACCTTGATGATCGCCAGCAGCAGCACGGACACGGCGTTATAGCTCAAGGCCGCAAGAAAGGCCTGTTTCCCGTGAAACAGCGACGCCACCACCAGCACCACGCCCAGCCCCAAGTGCAGCGCGAGGAACAGCCACAGCGGGTCGAGCTCGCCCGCCTGCGTGTACAGCCACGTCCCCCGCCGCGGGCTCGGCCCGGGGCTAGACACGCTCGCCCCGCGGGGCGCCCCGCCGTTCCATCGTCCCTTCGATGCGCGCCACCCGCTCAGCGGTGGCGTGCGTGGTCTCCCGGATCGCGGCCAGCTCGCGGGCGAAGTCCGCCACCTGGCGGTTCAGCGTGTCGACCGCGCCTTTCAGGATGCCGTAGGCGATCCCCGCCCCAAGGATGCCCGACACGAGCGGCACCACCATGGGCAGCGCGGACGGCTGCGCCTGCTCGATGGCGACCGAGCCGAGCGCGGTCAGGACGCCGACCTTGAGGGCGGCAATGGTCTCCGTGGTCATGCGTCTCCCCCTTACCACCCGGTCGCCGGGAAGCGCCCGGCACGCAGCGGCTCTTGCACCGTGCGAAAGATGTCCGCGTAGGTTTGTCCCACCGTCTCCAGCCGATACCGCTGCCGCGCCAAGCTGCGCACCGTGCCGCGGTCCAGATGTCCCACCTCGTCCAGCGCCCGCGTGAAATCCGCTAGGGTGTTGCACCGGATGCCGGTCTGCCCGTGCAGCACCGTCTCGGCGAACGCCCCGAAGTCCGACGTGATGGCAGGCGTGCCGCACAGCGCCGCCTCCACCACGGCCCCGCAGAACGGCTCGGCGTACCGGCTGGGGGCCACGATGGCCGTGGCGTTGCCAAGGAACTCGGCCCGCTCGGTGGTCAGCGGTCCGACAAATTCCACGTTCGCGGGCGCCTCGCCGAAAGCGTCCGGGTCGCCTTGGCCCGCCAGGCGGAACCGCAGGTCTGGGCGGCGCCGTGCCAGCTCCAGCACCACGGCCACGCCCTTGCCCTCGGTCAGCCGCCCGAGGAAGGCGATGTAGTCGCCCTTGCCGCGCCCACGGGGCCAGTCGTCCACGTCATAGTAGTTGGGCGCCACGAACTCCATGCGCGGGCTGTCGAGCTGCACGCCGTGCCGCCCCTCTTTTGCCATGACGCCGTGCCGCACCGCGTACGACTCGTAGATGCGCCACGGAAGCAGGCAGTCGTAGTAGCCGATCCCCGACTCAATCGCCCCGGCGCCAGCCGCCAGCACCGGCAGCCCGCGGATGGCCGCGGCGTGCGCATGACCGAACGGCAGCAGGATCAGGTCACCGGGCTCCACCCGCTCCTTGAGCTCCTCGCGGGCATACAGGTTCCACTGCCGGTAGACCGGCGAGCCGTCCACGGCGTCCGCCCCGTAGAAGCCGCGCCCGACCTCGTGGTAGGCGTGGCCCAGCAGCGCCTGGTGCTCGTCCTGCTCCATCAGCACCACGTCCTCGGTCGCCCCCGTCTCGCTGCCCGCCACCCCGTAGTGGATCACGCGGTAGCCGTGCGGGAACAGCATGGGGCCGAACCGCTTCACCTTTTGCGTGAAGGCACAGTGCGTAAAGTCTTGCCGCGTCACGGTATGCGGCACGGAAAGCAGGTGCAGTTGCATCGTCAAGTCAGGAACGTACCGGCTCGGAAACGCGACATCAGCACCGTGTCACTTAGGCGAGCGAAAACCGTCATCTGGTAGGTCGGGTTGATACCGATAGTATAGCCGCTGGTGACGGTAACCGGGCTCGTCTGGTTGGTTAGGAAGCCGTCCTCCACATCCCCGGTCGTGGTCACGGTGCGGTACTGGAGGTCGTAGACGGTCCCGGTCGGGAAGCCGCTGCCCGTCCAGGTAAACTCGTACTCGTTGGTTACATCGTCCGCGTTTTGCTGGCCGATGGTGATGGTGGCTGACGTAGCGTCCTTCGCTGGCACCGTCACCGATTCCCCGATGGCGCTGCCGTCCTTGGTCACCTTGAAGGATGCCACCTTGGCGGCGCCAGTAAAGTCGTTGCGCGTCACCGTGACCGTCTGCGGCGAGCTCCATCCGCTCACGGACTGCGACACGTTGTCCAGGTAGTATTCCGGCGTCCCCACGTAAGTGACCGCCAGCGAGTAGCTCGATGTACCCGGGGTGGTCACGATGCTCAGGCTTGGCCCCACGATGTCCTGCGCGATCACGTCCACGGCATCCACCGCTGCCACGCGCGAGGCCGCGGTCACGGTGAACGTGATGCGCCCCGGCGGGTTGCCCACCGCCGGACGCGGCACCGTGTAGTCCACGAAGCTCCCCACCGCTTCGCTGGTGCTGTCCGACAGCTCCGGCGTGACCGACTGCGGATTGGTCGGCGGCGGCGAGCCGAACGTGATGCCCGTGGCACTATAGGTGATGCCCGCCGTATTGGGCGATGGCGCCACCGGGCACGCCACCGCCACGCGCACCGTCACGTCCGTTGCCGTGGTCGCCGTGATGCGCGCGCGAGCCGTCAGGCTGATCGTGTCCCGCGAGCCGTTGACATAGCTGTAGCGATACGGCCCACTGACGTTGCCCGCCCCGCTCGCGCCATCGTACGCGGCAATGGCGAGGTACACCGTCGAGCCCACCGCATACGGTCCTGCCAAACTGATCGTGCCGTTGCGCGCATTGACGAGCGTGCCCGCCTGCGCCGCGGTGTACGCCGCCGCATCGCTCGCCCATGGCGTGGTCGCTGCGGCCCACCGGAACGACGCCGTGTCCGTGTCCGCCTGCACGGCGATGGTCAGCCCGCCCGCCAGGTCAAACGTGCCCGCCGCGCTCACAATATTGGCGATGCGGTTCCGATCAAACGACTCCACCCCGCCCGCGATCACGCGGTCGCGGTCATCGGCGTCGAACGCACTCACTTCGTACTCGATCTTCAGAAAGCCAGTCGTCGGGATCGTGCCCGTGTAAGTGTAGGGCGCCGCCGACACGACCGTCCACGCGCCGAAGCCGCTGCCCGTGTCCTCGCGAAAGCGCACCTGCGTCAAGCGCCCCTGCGGGTCAACGATGCTGAGCGTGACCGTGCCCTGCGTGCTGGTCTCCGTGACCGCCACACCCACGGTGGGGACCACCGCGCCAGGGCGCACTAGCGGCTGCGGGATGCCACGCGCCTGCCCCGACACCTCGCCCGTCGCGCTGCTGGTCGTGAAGCCGCCCAGCGCGTGCTTGAGCCGGTAATAGTAGGTGGTGGCGTTGCGCGGCAGCAGATCGGCATAGGTCGCGCTCCCCCCGCTCACGCGCGCAAGCTCCGCAAAGCCCGTCCCCGACACCGGGCTGCGCTCGATGATCAGGTCTTTCGTGGGGTCACTGGCGAACAACCCGAGCGCGATGCCTTGCGGCAACGATAGGTCATCTGTCTGCGTGATCAGTGCCAACCCCGCCGGGCGCGTGGCCGTGGCCAGCGAGCCGCTGGCGGTGATGCTGGCCGTGGCGAACGGCCCGAGCCCGGACGGCGTGTCGTACGCGAGCCCCACCTGATAGGTCAGCCCGGCGCTCAGCGAACGCACCACAGCCACCGTGGTCCCCGCAGGCACCGTGGCAATCCGATAGGGCGCCCAATTGGCGGGCGCGCTGCCGCCCAGGTACAGGTGCACTGCAATCGGGTAGGCGCTGCTGCTGTTGCTCCACTGAAGCTGCGCGCTCGTGTCGGTCACGGTCGCCGTGGGCGTGCCCGGCGTCGGAATGGCCGTCAGCGTCACCGACGCCCACGCGGTCCACGCGGAGGGGCGCCGCCCGCTCTGGAGCGTGCGCGCGCGCACGTGCACCGTCTGCGCAGACCCAGTGACTGCGGGCAGGTCCACCGCCCCGGTCGGCACCGCGCCAGCCGCGTAGACGATAAACGTCTGCCCGTTGCCCGTGGGAGCGCTCGCGCCGACGCCCCACTCCACCTCCACGCCCAGCACGCCGCCGCTGTTGATCGTGGCCGCGTTCGTGATTGTGAAGCGCGCCACCGACAGCGGCAGCGTCGAGCTGGCCGCGATGCTAATGGTGGCCGCGGGGCTGACCGGCTGGGCGTTGATGCCGCTGTCCAGCAGCCGGAACACCGGCCCGGCGGGCGTCTCGGTGCGCCGGATCACCTGCATGATGCGCGCCCCGATGGTGCTCTCGCCTATCCGGTAGTTGCGGTTGGGGTAGTGCGGCGCCTCTAGGTACACTTCCTCCCCCACCTGAGCCGCCGCGCTGGCCGCGCTGGCGAGCACCGCCACCTCGGCGCTGGGCGCCCCGTACCCGAACCGGTCGATGGTCTCCTGCCCAATTGTTTGCAGGAACTCGGTGATAGACGGCAGAAAGCTGGCCGCGTTATGCACCATGCCCGGGATGTCGTACGCAATATCACGCGCCCCGAACACCGTGCCGCTGGCATTGGTCATGCGCTGCGTGAGCGTGGTGACCGCGATGCCATCCGGCGGGATGGGCGAGCTGCTGGTGTCGGGCGCCGCCAGATACTCGCCCAGTGCCTGCATGGTGACGCTCACCGACTGCACCGCCGACCGTTCGTCGATCTCGAACACGACCGGGGACTGGTCTCGCAGGTCTCCGGCGGCAATCGTCAGGCTCGGGGTAGTAGTTACCCGAATGCGCGACGGGACGAGCTCTTGCCGCCCTAGGCTATCCGTGCGGGTGGTTAACCCGAACGGGCCGTAGATCGTATTCCGCAGGAACTCGTCAATCGTTGGCGTCTCGGTCAGCCGCAGCGCGATCCGCACGTCGGCCCCGATCAGGTTCCGTACCGCGTCAATCCACGCGCCGCTGCTGTCGTAGTCAATGCCCGCGTCATCCCACACGGCCAGCGCGATGTTGACCGGGTGGGCGTCAATAAGCAGGGGCGCCACGGGCGAAACGGTCGTCTGCGCCATGCTCAGGTACAGCCGGTCCCCGCTGGACGGTAGCGCCACGGGCGCCGTGGTCGGCCAGTACACCGTGAGCGCAGCCAGTCCGTAGCTGTCCAGGTTCGGCCCGAACCACCCCGGCGCCGCCAGTTGGACGTTCGTGGCGACGGCATTGGTGCGCGTGGTGCCGATGAACAGCGTCAAGTCGAGCACCACGCGGCCACCGCCAAGCGCCCCGACCGGCTCCGGCGCGAAGGCCGATCCCAAGCTGTTGATGGCCGCCACCACGTCATCACGATACAGCTTGCTGAAGTCCGTCACCTCTGGCGACTGCGCGTTGGGAGCATAGCCACGCCGAAAGGCCAGAGACACCACCCGCCCTGTGATACCCGTTACCTCGTATTCCCACCCGCCCCGCGCCTTGACCGGCCCGAAATCCGCCGTCACCGGTCCGCCGAGCAAGCAGCCGCGCGTGTCGTAGGTGCCGATGCTGCCGCTCACAGCGACGGGCTGCGTCACGTCCACGCGCCGCGTATCGCCCACCGTGATGGCATAGCGCACGGGCGAGACGAGCCGGATACCTAAGACGTATCCGGCAATGAGCGACTGCCACGCCCCGCCGTCCGTGCGCGTCTCCAGGTAGGCGCGCCGCGACAGGAACTGCTGCCGGTACGCCGTGTCCTCTAGGTTATTCGTCAGCACGCGCACGGTACCGGTACCGTCGACGCTGGTGGCCACGTCCACCACTTCGACCACATACGCGCCCGTCCGCACGGCGCCCGTCACCGGGTCGAGCTCCTGCCCGTCCCCGCTGGGCGGTCCCGCCAAGTAGGGGTTCGTGCCGCCCGCTATGCTGGTCAGGACCAGCGCGTCCGCCGTGCCGTTGGGGCTGCCCGACGTAGACGCATTGCGGATGCGCAGCCGGTACTCGATCAGATAGTTCGGCACAGGCTCAGTCGTAGGTGCAGAGCATGTCTGCCCCGCTCAGGTTGATGAGACTGAACCGCACGGTATAAAGCAGGTTCTGCGCGTCCTGCATGGCGATCTCGGTGGTCCCTTCGGGGTCCAGCCCGCAGTTGTTGTAGGTGCGGCTGGACGTGTCGCCCGTCGTCACCGTGCAGACGCCGCCGCCTTGCAGGTGCCGCACCAGTCGCAGCGCCGTCGCAAGGTTGGCCACCGGCACGTCACGCATCTCGAAGGTCGCGCCATAGTCCACCCGAAAGGTGAACATGCTGCGCGCGCCCGTCGCCAGCGCCACCGCCGCGTCACCCACGCGCCGCGTAAACGGGACATAGTTGGCGAAGCGCGAGCCGACACCCGCCGCGATGCCGGTGGTGCCGTTGTCCAGCGTGGCGCTGGTGCCGTCGTTGAAGGTGATCGAGGCCATGGGCTACACCGCGTAGACGTTGCCGCGCCGGTTCGCGTTGGTGATCAGCTCCTGCATCTGCCTCTGGGCGCTTGGGTCGTTGGGGCCGATTATCGTGATGTTCATCGGCTGCATGGGCGACAGGCCGCTCGCCGTGGACGCCATGGTCGGGCTATAGGACAGCCCCGGCAGCGTGATGCCGCTTTGCCCGCCCGCGGTGTAGCCGAACCCGCCCGACGAGACCGGCGCACCCGCGCCCGTGGTGGTCATGCGGGACGCTACGCCCTTCATCATGCCGCCGAGCGCGATCAACCCGACCGCAGCGGCCACCATGCCGGCAGGGCTAAGCGACGCCAGTGACGCTCGAACTGCGGCCATCAGTTTGGCGACCGGCAGCAGGCTCGTGCCAAGCTGAATCAGCATATCCCCAAGACCGGACAGAATGGTCTGGCCGAGCGCCTTGAAGGCGTCCCCAATGTTGCCGCCACGAGCGGTCAACGCCTGGAAGGCGTTGACCACGCCCGCGCTCAGAATCTGGCCAAGCTGGTTGCCCATCTCGCGGGCGGGCTCCAGCACGTTGCGCTCGTAGGCCGCGATCATCTCGTCCCGCTTGGCGTCGAGACCGGCGATGGCCTGCGAAACGCCCAGACCGATGCCCTCAAAGCTGGCCACCTGAAAGGCCGTCACGGTACCCGTCACCGTGCGCGCCACCTCGGCGCCGACCGTTTTCGTGCGCGCCAGCAGTGCCTCAAGGTCGCGGCCAACGCTCGGCAGCACCGTGCGCGTCCCCTCGCCCGCGTCCATCTGGTCGCGAAGCTGCTGCACCATGCGCAGCCACGGCGCGAGACGGCGCGCCTGCGCCTCCTCCGCGGCCATCATCTGCTCCAGCTTGCTCGGCTCCTTCGTCTTGGCGACGGGCTGACTCTTGGCTAGCAGCGCCTGAAGCTCCTTGCCGTAGTCTGCCGCCGCCGTAATGCCCTGCTGCGTGGCGTTGGTGTTCTTGCCAATCGACGCGGCCAAGGCATCGATGCCTTTTTGCACTTGGCCGCTAATGACCTTATATGCCAAATAGCCAGCGCCAAGGGCCGCGATAGTGGCCGCTACCTTGAGCGGCCCGCCCGCCGCGCTCAAGGCGATCTGCGTAAACGCGATGCCATCCGCCACGGTCTTAATGCCACGCGCCAGCGAGACCAGCGCGCTTATGGTGGCGGCGCTGCCCAGCAGAGCAGTGGCGCCTGCCGCCGCCCACGCCGCTCCTTGGTAGGCAATCCACGCTCCCGCTGCCGCGCCGATTAGCCCAATGATGTCCGGCAGGTTGGCCCGCAGGAATCCCAACAACTCGGCAATTTTGCCGGTGGCGTCCACGCTCTTGTTGATCTCGCCCGCCAGCAGGATGAAGTCGTTGCGGAGCGTGGTGAGCTGCTGAGCCAGCGTCGGCGCGAAGTTCCCGAACTGCTGCGCCACCGTCGTGTTGGCTAGCATCGCCTTGGCGAACACTTCGGACGACAGCCGCCCTTCAATGGCCAGCTTGCGCAGCCCGCCCGACACAAGACCCAGCGTTTTTTCCACGGCGCGGATCAGCGCCGGGGCGCCTTCCTGTACGCTGTTGAACTCCTCGGCCCGGACCGTGCCAGCCGCCAGCGCCTGCGAAAGCTGGATCAGCGCCCCGCGTGCCGCGTCGGCGCTTGTGCCAGAGATGGCAAGCGACTTGCCGACGAACTCGGTGATCTTTGCCGCGTCAGACGCCGACAAGCCCAACGCCTCGGCAGACTGCGCGGTCTTGCCGTAGAGCACCGCCACGTCATTGATCGGCTGCCGGGTGAGCTGCGCAATGCGGTACACCTCGGCCTGCGCCGCGGCCAGCCCCTCGGCGCCCGTCGAAGCCAGCTTCAACTGGTTTGTCAGGTTCGTGTAGCTATCCAGCGCAGCGCCAATCTGTTGCGCACTAAAGGCCGCGCCCACCGTCGCCGCCAGCGTGCGGAACGAGCCGGTCAAGTCCTGCGCCGCCTTGTCCGTGCTTTGCAGCTTGCCCGACGCATTGCTGGCGGCCTTGCCCAAAGAGTCAAGCGCCGCCTGCACCGCCTTGGCGCCGATCTCCTTGATAGCCACCGCCACGCTCATCACGTCCATGCGTCAGCCCTCCCCGACCACGGCCAGCCGCTCGTGCTGCGCCACCAGCGCCAGCGCCCGCGCCTTCGCCTGGTCGATCATGGACGTCAGCCGCCCCGCCGCCTTCAGGTAGCGCAGCTCGGCCTGTTGCAGCTTGCTCGGCTCGTGAAATGCCACGGCGACGAGGCCCGCTAGGTCCGTTCGCTCCCCCATGCGCTCCACCGTCGCCTCCCGGTCCATCGCCATAATCTCGCCCCACGTCCACAACGTCAGGGCGAACGAGTCCCGCGCCACCTCGGCCACCGGGCGGGCCGTCGCCCGCGCCACCTGCACCACCACCCGCGCCACATATTGCGAGACCGACCGCGGCACCGAGACCGTCGCCCCGGTGCCCACGGTCAGTTTCCCGCCGCTGGCTCCGCTCCGCTCCGCTCGTCCTGCCCGGCGTCCTGGCTCGCCAACTGCGCCTCCACCTCCGCCACCGCGCCCCGCGTGAGCTGCACCAGCGCGCCGAGCTGGTCCACCGTCAGCCGATCCACTTCGGCCGCCGTGAGCTCGGGGCACGAGGCCCGCACCACGTCCAGCAGGGCGCCCATCAGGGACACCCCGGTGGGGTCCGCCTCCTGCGCCACGGCCAGCTTGTGCGCCGCGGCGCCGGAAATGGGGCGCACCGTCACCTCCCGCCCGAACAGCCGCACCCGCGGCAACCGGGCGTCCGACACCAGCGCGTCGAGGTCCACTACCTTGGCGGTCAGCATCAGACGCTGGCGAGGTACTCGATCCGGTACGACATGTCGCCGACGTTGGCGCCCGAAACGGTCATGTCGAGCCGCGCCTCGATCTCGATGGCGATGGCGATCTCGGCGGCGTCCTGCGAGGTCATGTCGTACTTGGTCAGCAGCGCCGCCGGAAACCGCACCTGCACGAACGCCCCCGAGCCGCGCAGCCAGATGGCCCGCACGTCGGTCAGGTAGTCGCCCGACGCCAGCAGCGAGCCCGCCCGCTTGCCCTGGTAGCTGGTCGAGCCGGTCCACGCGCCCGACGCCACCACGGTGGCCCCCGGCTCGATCTGGCCCACATTGGTGGTGCTAAGCTGAATCATGGTGCCGGTCAGCTTGGGCATGGTCGCCGCCTTGCGGTCCAGTCCGCGCACGGGCGAGCGGCGCCCGTCGAACTCGATGGCTCGGTACTCGGTGCCGGGGTCGAACTTGAGCCCGCCGGTCATCGCGCCCAGCACGCTGGAGCCGATATACAGGACGCCCGAGTCCAGCAGGACGTCGGTCGGAAGCGCGCTAGTGTAGCCAGTCAGTGGGGCAGTCACGGGTCACCTCGGTGGTTGGGGTCGCCGCTGGGGAAGCTATCGGGCGCAGCGGCACGCGCCCACGGCTGGCACGTGGCCACAGTCAACGGGTCGTCAGGACGGTGGGCCACAAGATCAGGTCATAGGTGGCGACCACGCCCACCACGGTGCTGTCGGCGGGGTCGGTGAACTGCGGGATGGTGTTGCGCTGGCGCGTGCGACCGACCATCAGCCCCGCGCCGCTGTCCGTCAGGCTGAGCAGGCAGCCGTCCACGATGTCCATGGCCGACTCGATCACCGGGAGCTGCGCTTCGGGCTGGCCGATGGCCTGCACTTCGAGCTGGGCCGTCTCGCGGTAGCCCGACGCCCATGGCGTGGACGCCCGATCTAGCCGCAGGGTCAGGTACGGGAACGTCGGCGGCTGCGGGTGGGCGCGGACCCAGATGTTGTCGCTGCCCAGGTAATCGGCCAGCCGCTCGCCCTGCGGGGTCCGGTGCGCCAGCAGCAGCGACCGGATGCGGGCGTAGATGGCCACCGTGGACCCGGTGCCTTGCCGCAGGTTGTTGTTCGGGACCACCCACTTCGGCTTGGTCATACTTCCCACCGCTTCATGTACCGCTTGACCGTCTTGGCGTACTCGGCGCCCAGCGCCGGGGTCGCCTCCACCCCGGTGGGGCGGAAGATCTCGCGCCGCTCGTGGCGCCGGGTGAACACGTTGTAGTGCCCCAGCTCCCAATAGAGCGGCACCATCCACGCCTTCCCCCGCTGCACGCCGCCCGCCTGCGGCGCCGCCCCGCCGAACCGCGGCCCCACCCGGATTGACCACCCTTCTCGCCCGAGTGTCGGTTCGTCCTCCCGCTGGATGGACGCCTTTACCTTGAGCGTGTCGCGAAAGCGCCCGCCCTTATAGTAGCCTGAGCCGAAGGCCTTCTTGAGCCGACGCACGAGCACGTTCCCGCAGGCCACCACGCCTTGCCGACGAGCGAACTCCAGGTCGAAAGCGAACCGGGCCGCGTTGTTCGTGAACCTGACGGGCACTAGAGGTACCTCGGCTGCTCGACCAACAGCGGCACCACGCCGTCCAGGTCGGGGATCAGCGCGTTCGGTCCCATGCGGACCACCTGGTAGATCGTCTGGCCCGCGTAGGGGATCAGCAGGTTCGTGCTGCTCGGGTCGATCTGGGCGTAGTAGACGCCCGCCACCCCTTCGGTCAGGGCGAAGTTGCTGAGCCCCGGAATGACGCTCGCCCCGAGCGCGTCGGTGCAGAAGCTCACGAACCCGCTCGTCCCCGTCCACGTGACGTAGGCGTTCGTGGCGGGGTTGTACCGCGTCAGCTCCACCCGCGCCAGGTACGTGTTGCGGGGCTGGATTGTCTTGCGCGACTGGCTCACGGTGCTCCCTCCGAAGTGTCCCACGCCACATAGTAGGCGCCGCTGCCCTCCACCAGCGCATAGGCTGGCCCGCTGCCGTCCACGGCCCGCGCCCGGTAGATCGGCCCCGCCACCAGCCGCGCAACCTGCCCTGTGAGCACATAGGCGCCCGCCGCGGCCCGCTGGCTGAGGCGCAGCGCCGCCACCTGCCCGGTGAGCCCATACCCCGGCATCCCCGTCGTGGAGCTGCCCAGCGAGGCCATGGGCGCCGACGCCAGGGGCGGCTGCGGCCCGCCGGTGCCCAGCGCCGCGGCGTCCCCGCGCAGCACGTAGCGCGCCCGTGCCGGTTGCCCGTCGACCTGGTAGGTGCCCGCCGCGCCGATCAGCGCCACCCCGATGCGGAAGATGGCGTCCTGCCCGGTGACGGCGACCGCGCCCGCGTCGGCGGGCATGGTGAGCCCCTGCCCGAGCGTGGCGTCCTGCCCGGTGACCGTGTAGGCGCCCGCCGCGCTGGCCCGCGTGAGCCGCAGGCTGGCGGGCTGCCCGGTCAGGTAGAAGTCGCCCGTTTGGCACCGGAAAAAGAGCGACGGGTCCAGCTCGGCGTCCTGCCCGGTGAGCGTGTACGCCCCTGCCCCGCCCCCGACACCTAGCCCCCAGGTAGCGTCCTGCCCCGCGACGGCGTAGCTGCCCGCATCGCCTGCCAGCGCAATCGCCAGCCCGAGCGAAGCGAGCGGCGCCGCCGCCATGGGGGTGAAGCCAAGCATGTTACGCCGCGTCCTCGGCGACGAGCTGCGGGCGCGTCTCCACCGGCACGGGCACCAGCAGGGACCACGTGCCGTTGTCGTGGTGGAAGGTGGCTGCCTGCCCGCTCAGGCCGTGCGCGTCCAGCACGACGGCAAGGCGGGCGTTGGCGCTGGCCTGAATCTCGGCCTGCGCCCGCTGCGCCCACGCGGCGACTTCCGCGACCAGCGCCTGCTCCACCGGGGAGAGCGCCACCGGCACCGGCATCGTCTCGGCGCTCATGCCGCGCCCTCCACGGCGTCCACGGCGTCAGCGGTCTCAGCGGCGTCAACGGCGCCAGCCGCTGCCAGCTTCGCCGCCTTCGCCTCCTCCCACACGACGGGTCCGGGCGCCACGCTCACGTCCGCCACGTCCACGTCCAGCTTCGCGGCGACGGCGGCGCACAGGTCGGCGTCGGTCCAGTCGGGGCCGAGGTCGTCCGACGCCAGCGAGACGCTGCGCCCGACGTAGGTCGTGCCGATGGTGGGCACGTCCACCGCCACGCTGCACGCGCAGTCGGTGGTGCCGCTCGTGTAGTTGATGCTGGCGGTACTGATGGCGATGAGGGTCATGATGTGGTATCCTTGTTAGTGGAGATCGACCCACGATCCGCCAGCGCGGACGCGGAGCTTGTTGGTGCCGGAGTCGTAGTACACATCGCCATCTTCGACGTTGGTAGTCGGCGCTGAGGCAAGCGGGAGGAAGCGCACCTGCCCCGGTCCTTTGATGCGAAACCGTTCGTTGATCGCCCCGGACACCCCTGCATAAAACTCAATCTGCGAGTTCGTTGCGTCCGCCGTTCCTGCAAAAATGCGCGTGGAGCGGCCTACCCAGTCAAAACCGCCGTATGCCCCGCTGAATGTGGACAGCGTGTTGGTGGTAGACAGCGTCGTGCCAGCAATGGCAAGTTTGGCCGCACCCACAGTGCTGGTCAAACCTACTAGCAAGTCCCCCGCCGCCGTGATGCGAGCGCGTTCGGTGGGGCCAGTTAGAAATGCCATCGGTGGGGTTGTGCCGCCAGCGCCAGAATACCAATCGGTTTTAAATGTCGCAACATCAGACGCCATGCCCATCGTGACGTATTGGCGCTTGGCATCCATAGAACTGAACGTGCCATCAGTTCCGACTCTTCCGTTTACAACATACGGGGAACCAACGCCCAGATTCCCGCTCGCATCCAGCGTCATCGCCTGCGTGAACGTGATCGCGTTGCCAGCGGTGCCGCTGGGAGCAATGTCCCAATAGTGCCCGCTTGCGTTTTGGTAGTAGCGTGAAGCGAAACCGTTGGCGACGTACTTCCACCCAGTTCCGTCATTGTTGCCGTTTTGAATTACACCAATCGTATCAGTAGAGCCATCTCCGGTATACACAGCACCACCGGAGATCTGGAATGCCTTTCTATTCCCCCACGCACTCGGCGTCACCCCGAGACCGAGGTTGCGATTGGCGTCCAGCCGCATTCCCTCAACCGGAGAAGCAGATCCGTCTGGTGTAGTCGAAAACACCAAACAACCCGGCATGTCGCTGGCTCCGGGCGATCCGTTAACCAACGCAGCGATTGCTGCGCCTTGCCGATCAACACTGCCGTCATATCCGGCAAAAGCTATAGCCCCCAGCACATCATTATTCTGCACAACGGTCGTTCCGCCAATTACACCAGCACGGCTTTTGACCAAATACAAGTATGCGCCGTCAATCGTGTTGGAGTTGGCAAAGACTTGCAGCCCAGCAAATGATGCTGACTCCACCTGCAATTGCCCGCGACCCAAGAAATTGGTTTGGCGCGGCGTCGCGTTGCCAGCGCACACGACATTATTCGCTGCGTCCACGAACAGCGTGTTGGTGTCGACGGTCAGGTTCCCGCTCACCGTCAGGCTCGACAGCGTGCCGACGCTGGTCAGGCTGCTCGCCGTCACGCCCGACGCCAGCGTGTTGCCAGACAGCGTGCCCGCTGCCGCCGTGACCGTGATGTCCGCCGTGCCGTTGAAGCTGACGCCGTTGATGTTGCGCGCCGTCTGCAAGGCGGTCGCCGTCGCGGCGTTGCCCGTCGTGCTGCCGCTGCTGCCGCTGACGCTGCCGGTGATCGTGTTCGTGACCGTCAGGTTGGTCAGCGTCCCCACCGACGTGAGCGACGACGACACCACGTTGCTGGCGAGGGTCGTGCCCGTCAGCGTCCCGGCGGCAGCCGTCACGGTGATGTCAGCGGTCCCGTTGAACGACACGCCGTTGATGTTGCGTGCCGTCTGGAGCGCCGTGGCCGTGGCCGCGTTCCCCGTGATGCTGCCCGACAGCGTGGCCGTGATCGTGCCCGCCGCGAAGTTGCCCGAGCCGTCGCGCTGCACCACCGCGTTCGCCGTGTTGGCGCTCGCCAGGTTGTCGGTCAGCACCAGTCGAGACGCCGGGACCGAGCAGAACACGTCCTTGGTTCCCGCGCTAAAGGTCACCTTGGTCGTGCCGCCCGCACTGCTGCCGATCACCGTGTCCCGCGACAAGGTGCCCGCGCCGGTCGTGCCGATCCCCACTTCCCACTCCGCACCGCCCGCGATCACGTAGTACACCGAGACGCCGTTGCCAAACGCCGCCGTGAATGACCGGAACCCCACCGCCGCACCGGCGAGCGTGACGGTCCCCTGCCCCGTGGTCGCGGTGCTCTCCTTGACGCGATCCGCCAACGCCGCCATGATGCCGCCCCCTTACTGAATGGTGAGCACGCCCGTGCTCGGATCGAAGTCCACCGAGAACGTGTCGCCCGCGCCCAGCGTGATGCTGGTGCCGTAGTCCCACCACGCGATCAGGTTCTTGCTCGCCGCCGTGTCGTTGTACAGGACGGCATAGCGAAAGGGGCCGATGCTCCCGCCCGCCGCCGTCCACGTGGCTGGATCCGCCAGGACGAGCTTGTAGACGCCCGCCGTCTGCGACGAGCTGGTCTGCGTGGCGGTGTTGCCGCCCGCCGTGTAGCCGTTGCCCGCGCTAATCTCCGCCAAGTCGGCCTTTACGGCATCGTTCGCCGCGTCGGGCGTGGCGTTGCTCAGGTACACCTTGAGGGTATCGCTGCCGAGGTTGTGCACCTTCTCGGCCAGCGCCTCGACGAATGCGTTGAACTTGTTGTAGGTCGCCACCGTCTCCTCCGGGTCAGGTCATGAAGCCGACGCCACCTAGCGTCAGCACGGAAGCCGTGATTGCCGCCGTACTCGTGTCGTTCTTCACCACCACCGAGATGATGTCGTCCTCGGCGATGGGGATGAGTCCCGACAAAAAGACGCCCGCCGGGTTGCCGCTCAGGTTGCCAAAGAAGGCGGTGAACGCCAGCCCGGGGATCGCTACGCCGTTCTTGGCGAAGGTGAACGTGTAGCGTTTGTTATTGCCAGCGGGCAGCACTTCCAGCGTAGCCTGCGCGTTCAGAACCTGCGTGCTCGCCTTCTCCCACCGGAGCTGGCCGTTGGCGGGCATCGACACACAGGACGTGCAGACCGCCGTGTCCAGCGCGGTGGTCCCCGCCACCGGCACATAGGTGCCGCTGCTGGCGAATGTAGTCGCCACCGCGCCGCCGCTTGCCAGCTCAAGCTGGCCTCGGCTCGGGTAGAGCGAGACCGTCAGGTCGCGCACCACTTGGGCGGTGATGTTGCCGCTCGTGTTGTCGGCCAGCAGGGCCAGCAGCGCCGACAGCGTGCGTGGGGTGTCAGCCATCAGGCGAAAGCCTCGTCGAAGGCGGAAGAAAACTCGTCGGTGGTCACCAGATGCACGCCGTCCAACGTGGGCAGCGCCTCGAAGCCCGCGAACTCCACCGCGTCGGTGGGGGCCACCGCCTCCAGGTCAAGCCGCTGCGACCGGAGCTGGCGCTGCGGCACCACGCCCCGCACCCAATAGACGGCCTCGTCCCCCTCCAGCCGCACGAGCCCCGCGAGCGGCACCGGCACATAGTCCGCCACCGTGGCCCGCGCCGTGGTGCGGTAGGAGATGTGCATCTGGGGATCGGTGCCCACGTTCTGCCCGTCGCTGGTAGCGTCGATTCGGCCCCAATAGGTGCCTTGGTAGGCGTAGACCGGGCGCATGAACCCGTCCGCGCCCGCGTCCTCGCGTGCCCATAGGCTCACCCGCTGGTCCAGCCGCCCCGCCACCATGGTCATTGGGCCACCCCCAGCCGGAACAGCCGCAGGCTCTTGACCACCCGCGCCACCGTCTCGCGGCTCGCGTCCCAGCTTATCGTGGTGTCGCCCGCCTTCTCGCTGGCCGCGCCCGGGGTGCGGCGCTGGTACAGGTCGGCGGCAAGGTCCAGAATCATCTCGGCCAGCAGCGGCTCGATGCGCGCATAGTCCGACCGCAGGGACAGGCCGCAGCTCGCGGTTATCGTATACGGCCCGTTATAGAAACTAGTGAGCGGCTTAGCGTAAACCATCCCCGACGCCCCGTATACGGTATACGTGGTCGGGTCCACCGTCGCGCCCTCGCTGTCGGTGATGCTGACCGACGCGATCGGGCGCCGCGGGAAGATCAGGCTGGTGACCGGCTCGTCCAGCGACTCGGCCCGGTCTACCGCGGTCTGGCTCTCGGCGGTAATGGGGCAGTCGATCCACCCCTCCACCATCGCCTGCGCCCGCGCCACCAGCGCGGCCAGCAGCGCGTTCTCCGCGTTGGTCTCGATCCGCAGGTACGTCTTGAGGTCGGTGCTAGTCGGCAGCGCCACGGACGGCCTCGCGCAGGATGGTGGCGTACTTGGCCCCGACGACCGGGTAGTCGTGATAGGCCACGGTGTAATCGTATACGCGGCGCGCCTCGGCGGCGTAGTGGCCACTGTCAACGCACAGCCGCCGCACCGCCTCGCGCAGCTCCTCGCGGCTGTCGGCAAACGTCCACGGGCACGGGATGCCCAGCTTCGCCAGGTCGTCGACCGCGCCATGATCCCCCGCGATGACCGGCAGCCCCATCGCCGCGCCCTCCAGCCCGCTGCCCTGCATGCCGAGCCAGAAAGAGTCGAACACCACGTGGCACGTGGCCTTGAGCGCCAGCGCCTCGCCGTGGCTCATGTCCTCGATCAGCACCGGCTCCACGGGCAGGCCGTAGTCCTTGAGATAGCCCATGACGGCCAAGAAGTCCGACGTGCCCTTGATCTCGCGCCGGGTCGGACTGTGCGCCACGCGCAGGCGCCCGCCATTCCACGGCGGCGGGTAGCGCGTCACGCTCGCCCGCAGCGCCTGGTAATTGCTGACCGGCATCGGGATCGGCAGCCAATGCTCTACCCCGTGCCGGTGGTGGTAGGGCCGCGCCCCGAACGTCACGCTGCCCAGCTTCTCGTCCGTGTCCCGATCGCGGTAGGTCACCCGCGGGTCGCCCGGGGGCAGACTCCCGTGGTAGGTCACCGCCACCCGCTGCCGCTCGGTCGGGGCTACCCGCAGCTTTTGGAACAGGCCGCGGTAGTCCATGTGGCAGTGAATCACGTCTGCCGTCGCGGCCAGCACGTCCACCGTCACGCGGTGGGCGTCCCCGTCCCACTGCCGCCAGTGGCAGTGCGGGTTGGTATAGTCGTAGCGCACCAGCGCCGACAGCACGCCCGGGGCCGTGTTGGCCGCGGAATGGTAGCGGTAGACCGAGCTACCCGGATCGTACTCGGTGATCTGGAGCACCCGCAGCGCGTCCGGGGTCGGGTCCGCCGCGGCATAGTGCTCGGGCACCTCCGGGGGAGACAAGATCCGCCCCGCGCCGCCCCACAGCCGAGCTATCCCGTCCTCGTCCACCACCAGCGCGTTCGTGGACAGCCCCGGCGTCATCTGTGTGGCGGCTTCCTCGAACGCGGCCCGTAGGCTGGCCGCCATGACCCACGCCATCGGATGCGACAGCACCAGCCCCCACTGCACCAGATCGCCCACCCGGTCGGCGGGCACCTCGAACACCTCCCGCGCCGCACGCCGCACGCCACCAATGATGCAGGGCTGGATCGCCATGACCTTGGCCGCGGCGGGCGCGGGCGTCGGGGGCACTACGGCCTCGGCCACCGGGGGGAGCGCCCCGGTGGCCTTGGCCTTCCTGCTTGCCGCCTTACGAGCTGGCGGGGACATCCAGCACGACAAACGGGCTGTGCGGATCGACCTTCACGCCCGCCACCGTCTTGTAGGCGTAGGTGGACGTGGGGATCGGGATGCCGCCACCACGCGCCAGGAACCGGTACGTAGTGATGTCCTGCACGAACTTGACGTGGATCGAGCTCTCCACCGTCAGGGCCTGCCGCAGCCCCATGGCGTAGAAGTCGCCGTTGACCAGCGCCACGTCCCCCTTGGTGCCGAGCGAGTTGAGCAGGTCGGTGACGATGACCGGCAGCCCGAGCAGCAGCATGGTGGGACGGTCCCGCAGGTTCGCGATCCAGGTGACCATCGTGTTGTTCGTGGTCTGCATCGCGAAGAGCTGCGCCAGCACCCGGCGGGAGATCATCCACACCGAGTTGGGGCCGATGGTGTGGCGCTCGTACATGGCGAAGGCGTCCGCCGCGACGAACTGGTTCGACGTGGTGCGGTTGACCGAGATAAGCGCGCCGTTGTTGCTGTTGAGCGCGCCGAGCGGCTGGGACGAGCCCGTGCCGTCGATGGTCAGGTCTTCGTTCAGCTTGTTGATGATCTGCCCGCCGACCGCCGTGGTGACCTCGCTGGGCAGCTCGCCCGTGAAGTCGTCACCGAGGATTTCGTCGCCGAACTCCGTGATGGCGGCGTACTTGTAGATCTCTAGCAGCCGCTGGCCAAACACCGGGTCGCGCTCCGGCTTGGTCCCGCCCTCGCCGACGATCGTGACGTTGGCGATCTTACCCGCCATCGGGCGGTTCAGGGTGGTCGTGCCCTCGTCCTGGATCAGGTACGGGATGCGCAGCGACCGGCCCGGGACGTTGTACCGGCGGGCGTACTGGAAGATGCCCGGCTGGGCGTTGGACACCGAGAAGATCTCGGGCACCTGCGTCAGCGGCAGCAGGTACTCGCCGCCCGACGTGGAGCCGGTGATCGTGCGGGTCATCTCGGCCACGCGGCGCAGCCCCTCGATCTCGCGGGCGTTCTTGGTCCCCTTGGCCGCGGCGCGCAGGTAGGCGCCAAGCGTCGGGAAGTGGTTCACCAGCACCTTCTTGACGTCCTCCATGGCGTCCTTCATGCCGCGGAACTCGGTCCGCTCGGCCTCGCCGCCCACGTCCACGCGGGTCAGCCCCTCGGCCCCGCCCTGCCGGTCAATCTCGGCGTCGGGCGTGAACTCGGCCGCGGCCTGCGCCCGCATCTCCAGCGCCACGATCCCGTCCGTGCGCGCCTTCACCTCGTCCGCACTCAACGTGAGCGCGGGGTCCATCAGCTCGGCGCGCAGCTTCTGCGCCTGGGCGCGCAGCTCGTTCGCGGCGCGGTTCTTGGTCACCAGCGTGTTCTGCATCGTCTCCTCGGGTCTATACGGAATAGGTCTGCCGCACGGCTGCGAGCCGGTCGGCCATCGTGACCGCGGCATCCTCGCGGACTGGCGCGGGCGTGGGCGGGGCGCAGCAATCCGTGCGCGTGCCCGGGGCCGCATCGTCCAGGTACGGGGAAGCGTAGGCATCCAGCACCGCCTGCCGGTCGGTGACGCTCAGGGCGTCGAGCGCCGTGCGGGCGGCTAGCATGAGCAGGTCACGGTCCGTGCGCACGGAATCGCGGGGCTGCTCGGGAACATCCGGGGTGCTCTTGTCGCTGCGTGCCCCCAGCACGTCGGTGCCGGGGACGCTGGGCATCGGGGTCAGGCTGACCTCGCGCAGCTCGATTTCAAGGAACCGCTCGACGGGCTTGCCGTCCACCACGGCCATCTCGGTCCGCTTGGGGACGAACCCAATCGACAGCCCGGTGACGGCGCCCGCGGCCATGACGGCCTTCACGTAGTCCCGCGCCTCGCGCCCCGCCTCGGTGTCGAACAGGTCGGCCACCATGACCAACCCGTCGCCGGTGTCCGTCAGGCTGGCCACCACGCCGACGTGGGCGTCCACCTCGCGCTCGTGGTCCATCAGGAAGGGGACGCGGCGGGCCTTGACCTTGGTGTCAATGGTGCGCTTGGCGCAGCCCCGAGCGAACACGGTGCCGTAGGTGTCGACCTGCTCGTAGGTCAGCGCCACGCCGGTGATGCGGCCCGCGATCCCTTCGGGCAGCCCTTCTTGGCGGGCTTCGAGCGCCACCTCGCGGCGGTACAGCGTCACGGTGTCGATGGTCATAGGACGCCCTGCGCCTCCTCGGGGGTCTCGGTGTAGTAGACTAGGGTGCAGCGGCAGTTGATGACCTCGCCCGCGGGGCCGCGTGGGTCCAGCGGGTACAGCAGGCCATTGCCGAACGGGTCGTCGATGCCGATGGGCGGCTGGGCGCCCGCGGCGGCGTGCGTCGGGCGGGTCTTGCGGTCCTCGAACGCCAGCCACTGCTTGGCCCGGAACAGGTCGCCTTCGGCTTTGGCTTGGTCCCACGAGCCCTGTGACTGCGCGCCCGCCACCTCGGTCTTGGCGATCCGCGTGGCCCGCACGTCCGTCATCTGCTCGCCGTAGACGCTGGCCTGAATCAGCCGCGCCGTCTCGGCCACGCTCAGCTCGGCCAGCTCCGCCGACCGGATCGCCGCGGTGACCTGCTTGGCCGTGGTCTCCCCGATCAGCTCGGCCAGCCGGTCGGCCCGGTTGGCGATGGCCTGTAGCACGCTGGGCGGCTTGAGCCCGAAGCTATAGCCCGCGCCGATGACCTCCTGCGCGCCGAAGAGGTACATGCGCTCGATCAGCTCCAGATACGCGGCCCGCCACGCGGCGTAGTATTCCCCGCCCCGGGCGTAGTTTTCCCGGATCTGCCGCTCGATGGCGTCCAGCACGGGGTCGTCCGCCCGGGTCGCCCGGGCGAACAGCCGCGCCACGGACGCCGCGTCCTCGCGGAACCGGGCGCGGGCGGTGGTATAGAAGGGCGCCTCCTGCCGGTCCATCTCCTCCATCTGCCGCACCCAATAGCGGTACAGGATGTGGTCCTCGTCCGGCTCGCCGTCCTCGCGGTAGAGCGGGGCGCGCAGCACCTCGGGATGGTGGACCCACCACGGGCGCCCCTGCTCGTCTACCAGGGGGCTGGCATTCCGTACCGGCGCACCAGCGGCAGCCGGTGCCGCATCGTCCGCTGCCACCGCCGCCACGGCGAAACGCGCCGGTAGGGGGGCACGACCTGCCGGAACACGTTGCGCCGCACGGTCACCCAGCGCCTCCTTGGCTTCGTTGATGACGGCCCGCATCCCATCCAGCCCGATGTCGCCCACCACCAGCCACTTCACCTGGGCGATCACGCCCGCGATGCGCTTGTTCCCCCGGTGCCGCGCCCCCCACGCCTCGCGTAGCCGCACGGCCCGCTC